TAATTATACAAGAAACGAAAAAAAGAGGTATCGGTAAAACCGAACCTCTTTATAGGGTGTTCCGACTTGTAGAGTGCCGCACGAATGGCACACTACTATTTATTCTGCTTCTTGAGTTTTACCCTTCTTACCAATGTTATACTTCTGCTCAAGGATCCATTCACCCTTGTCTTTGTAAGCAAGAACCTTGATTTGATTCAGAGGAGCAATATCCAACACCGAATCTTCTTTAACGACAGTGATCAGTCCCCAGTCAGCAAGAAGACGTGCGATACGATTACGTCTCTGAACATCATTCACAGTAAGGTTAGCGTGCTTGCCGTCAAGTGCAAACAATTCCTTAAAGTGGACGATAAAATATCTTCCCTGTTTGTGCAGGATGTGGCAAGATTGATAGAGTTTCTTTTCCTTGCGTGACGCAACTCCGATACGAGTCAGTGTCTCACGAACTTTGAGAAAATCATCAGGTTCATTGAGGAGCACCTCCACCATTTGATCCTGAGACCACTGAACTGTGGGTTCTACCGTAGTACTCATTTTGTTCCTCCAATGTCAAGTCGTTGTTTAATAAAGTTAATCTGTTCTTGTGTAAGAATTTTCAGAGCCTGTGATGCCTTCTCATTACTATAACCATAGTATTGTTTGACACATTCTAAATCCTGGACTTTATCCTTTCGGAGCCAAGGAGAGAATCTCTTTCTTTTCCTCAAAGTATTTAGATAAAATGAATATTGCATATCTTTATCTAAGTAATGATACTTATTCATTTCATTAGCATACATCACACAATCCAAATGCCCTGATAAGCAACGATTGACAATGTATGGGGGATAATCTTTTGTGTGTTCAGTTAGATCTTCTTTGTTGAAGTTAATGGAGTTCAACCAATCTTTCAGTTCCACAGTTCTGCCTCCAGAGGATTCATAGGAACGATCGGGTAGTTAGTTACCAACAACTCCGTCTTGACATTATCGTCAGTTCCTTTATCACCACGATGTGCCATAGAATAACGCAACTTCCAATAAGTCAACTCATAGTCCTTGTAGAGTTCTTCTAAACGTTCATTAACGTTGTAGGTAATCATGAACTTATGAGGACACTTGTAGACGTTCTCTGCAAACTCATCATGGTCGAATGATTTATGCATCTCACGATTCTTTCCATAAAGAAAGTCTTTGATGTCATAAGGAGGGTCAAGAAATACAAACGTATTCTCAGGACCATCTGCATTCATTACTTCAGAGTAATCAATGTTAGTGATCTTCCAGTTCTTGATGAGTTCAGAGAACTGCTTGAGTTTGTCAGCACCGACCAGAGAAAAGTTAGAGTTAGCAGCAGTTTGTGAAAAAGTGCTATTTTCGGTAAGACCAGAGAAACTACACTTATTCATGATGAAGAAAGCAACAGCTTTCTGAAAGTCATCATAAGTATCAATCTCAGCAGCATACTGATTGAATAAGTCCTTAGCAAACTTATCCTTCTCCTCTTGAGTGCCACTCTCAAGCATCTTCTCTTTCTGCTCTCTGACACTCTCAGAGAGGTCTTGACCATTATCACGCAGTTGTACCCAGAAGTTGTAGAGAGGCACATACAAGTCATTAATCCACACTGGGATGCCTGGATTGGACTTTGTTACGTCGATAGCAATTGAACCCCCACCAATAAAGGGTTCACGATACTCTGTAATAACTTTGGGATACCATGCTGACAGAGTTTTGATGGCTTTGGATTTGCCACCAGGATAACGAAGAGGGGTTTTCAGTGCTTTCATTTATAATCTACAGAATCAGATCCAACAATAACTTCAACAGACTGGAGAATCCTCAGAATACTACCCGCCATTAATCTATAACCAGTTCCAACGTAGAGTTGTCCTATAACAACAGCAATTGTAGCAGTTCCCCAGAAATAATAATAGAACCTTGACTTAACTTGTGCTTTCAGTTTTTCTTTTTTCATGATCATACAATCAGTTTTTTCTTATCTGGAGTAATCAGTTTACTACCAAACATTTCATTGTATTTCTTAGAGACATCTTCCTGAACAGGAACAATGTACACAACATGTGTTTTGGAAACAGTGATCTCTGGATTATCTTGGTCAATCACAGTTGCCCAAGGAGCAAATCCTACACCAGTATTTGTGGGAAGAACAACCAGACCATTCTTGAGAGTCACAGTATCATCAGTTTCAGAAACAAGTTCTGCAATGACTTCTTCACCAGTAGTGATACGAAACAGTTTTACATTAATCATTTGAATTCACACTCCACCATAATTTCGGTTAGACAAGCAAGCATATTTATCTCTTGGTCGGCTACGAATGCCATTTGATACTGATACTTAGCAAGAGTAAGAACAGCAGCAGGAATACTATTAGGGACCATGGAATCATAACAAGCGTCGTAAATGCGACGCAGAAGTACAGAAGTATCATTGTCCAGATTATTGACGACCCACTTACGTACTTCAGGAAAGTCCTTTTCCTTAAGTTTTTTAACCAGATCATTTACCTTTACATCACTGAAGGTTGCAAGAATACCAGTGTCAATCTTACCACTTGAAGAGTAACGTTGGCACTCATTAAGAACACGTCTCCAATCGGGGAAGTGTTTGTTGATCAATTCTACCAGGACCTTGTTATCATATTCAACACTTTCTGCAGCCAAGATTTCTTGGATACGTTTGAAGAACTGTGCTGCAAGTTGAGGTTTGTTTTTGGAGTTGGTAGAAAAGTCGATACAGGCACATCGAGAGTGGAGGGGTTCGATGATCTTGTTCTTGAAGTTGCAGGTGAAGATGAACCTGCAATTACCACTAAACTCCTCAGTAAACGCCCGTAGTAGGAGTTGTACATCATTGGTCGTGTTATCTGCCTCATCAATGATGATGACTTTGTGTTTTGCAGTCGAAGCAAGTGAGACGGTCGAAGCAAAGTTTTTCGCAGTATTTCGGACGGTATCAAGGAATCTTCCTTCATCGGATCCATTGATGACATAAACATCTACTCCTAATTCGTTGCATAGTGCTTTTGCTACGGTAGTCTTACCACACCCAGCAGGTCCTGCAAGGAGTAGATTTGGGACTTCCCCCTTATCTAAAAAGTCTTGAAAAGTTTTTTTAATATTCTCTGGGAGAATACATTCTTCAATTGTCTTTGGTCTATACGCCTCCACCCAGATGAAAGGTTTTTTATCAATTTGGTTCATAATCAAAAAATTCACACAGAGTTGGTTGTTCTGGTTTCAAAAAGAAATCAGGATAGGTTTTAAAAATAATTGGATCATATCTACTATACACCAGTAGTTTACTAAAATCAATATCTGCTTTTTTTCTAATCCAATTATCTCTGTCTAAACATGGTGTTTTACCATGAATAAAATTTCCATCCTCACGAAGAGGAATGATACCTACAGGAGTTTCCCAAATCAATTGACGATATGGAGTCATAAGAACATGATAAAAATAATCACAATCTTTTGGACCTCTTTGTCTCCTACCATTCTTTAAATGTGGTACTAATCCCCCACCACCCTGAAAGTTAAAGTTAAATCGAGAACGATAAACTTCAACTCCACTTCTGCTTTTCATTCCATGATCCATCTTAGATTGATAGACAACCTTTTTCACTTGACCTCTAACCCACCCCACAGGTTTTTCAATAAGTAAATCAACACCATCATCAACATGAGGTTCTGCAATATTGATATTTTGTGAAAGAAAATATGCCTTCACAATATTTTCACATGCGGTGCCACCGAATTTTGTAAATCCATTCTCCCTGGAAAGAGGTTGGGTTTCTTCTTCCAATAAAGGTGGCATACATGGAACTAATCTTTCTGGAGGACGAATTCCTTTATGGGATCTTTTCATTATCAAATCCAATCAGGTTTACGGTGGGGCAACCGAATATAATTATCGCACACCCACGGTTTAGAAGCAATGTACATTTTATAAGCAGTGAATGTATCAATGCTGTCATCATATTTGTATTCGTCAGGCATTGCCCGTGCGAATGGTGTTGTTTCCTTTCCGCTGCGTCCTTGAGGATCAGCATATGGAAAGATTTCTCTTGCTGCGATCAAAGTTTTGAAACAAGTGTGATGTTTACCATAACGGAGTTTGTATTCATCACACAATGCAATTCCATGCTGAATCAACCACTGCCAGTTGTTTACAAACTCACTTGCCCAAATCGTACAAGGGTGGTTACGAAAAGCACCCTTCTCCGTAGCATAAGGCGTACCATCTGCTTTGGGAAGAGTGCCGAATCCATGTCCCCATTTGTCAGATGCTACGATAGCAAGCATCTGACAACATTCCAAAGGCATCTTAACAATGTGCTTATCAGGAAGCACTCGTGCAGATTCCCAAGGATCGGGATCAGTGACGAAAATATTGATGGGAAGACCCTCAACTCAACTTTGAATAGTATTCTACCAGCATTTTTAAATCTTGAACAGATCCGTTATTTTTCATAACATTTGCTTTTCTGGACACAACAACAATATTTTCTGGAGTATATCCTTTTGTATTGTCAATTCTGTCAAGAGATGGTGCATACTCTGTTCCTTTTACAAAGGGGACTTTGAATACTGGACAGATTTTTGGAATGTGAATATCATTTTGTGTAATAGTACATTCCATATTTTTTTGCTTAGCTCTGTTTCTAGCACTTCTCAACAACTGACTTTCTGGACATTTTTTAGTCCACTTTTTTTGATAATCTGGATTATTTTTTCTCCATTCATCATTCAGATGTTTGTAGTGTTCTTTTCTTTCAGAGATATACTTTTTAGTATGTTCTCTTTTTTCAGATTTCCTATAGTTTTTCCTACAGGACTTACACATACTATCCCGTCCTCTAACTGAATAATACCAATCAGTTTTTAGTACATCAGAAGAACACTTGTGGCAAAAAAATGTTTTCATTTTATGAATATCTTTTATTTTATTTATAAAAAATATTCACAAAAATGTTCATTCCAAAGGACGTACAAATTCACGACTAATAATGTTGGATGCTTGAAGCATCTCTTTCATATATTCTACACCCTTTTCTGGTGTAGTATGGTCTCCACAGGTAAATGCGTCACAAACTGCCATACTTTTTTCTGGCCAAGTGTGAATGCTGAT